GTTTTTCCCAAGTACTTGGTCATAAACACTTGTTGAACCCGCAGGAACCATAAGTCCGTAAACTTCGCCCGCGTGTATTCCACCTCTCATAGCCGCATCGTTAAGATACTTCCAATCAGATTTGTAGAAGTCATATCCTCTTCTAAACCCTTTAAAGCCTAAGTTCAAAGCCATCTCTTCGTCATTATCGAACAATCCATAAGATGTTCCGTTAACGCCGTAAGAGTTTTGAGCCGCTAACATATCATCGATATCAAAGCTAAGTTCCCTATTACAGAAAATTACATTCTCTTCAATAGAGCCTTGCTTATCAAGTCTTTGTATGATAGCATCAAAATCAGCTAAAGATGAAGGAGCGCCACTAAAGACATTTCCTCTATTCTTAACCACCCAAAATACTCCTTGAGAGCCTTTGTTACCAATATTTGCTCCTGCTAATATTGTCGCTGCTCCTGAGCCTGCTTCAGCCGGAACTGCTTCTATCATGGCAGTTTCTAGGTAATCATCAAACCTCATTCTTGTGTCAGACTCAGACTTAAGATACCAAAGGTATCCTGAAGCGCCTAACTCAGAAGTGATTTCTACCCATCCAATCTGTGCCATATCAGAACCACTCACGACATATTTGTCACGGATGATGATAGGCGAGTTTTCAAAGATGAAATCATCAGACTCTAATGCAAGCATAGTTGCATCAGTTGAAGCTTTCTGAAATTCAGAACCATAGATAAAAACTGAACATTGGGAGCCAATTGCAAACGCTTGCCCGGCAGCCTCATAATAGGCTACGGTAAAGGTTTGGGGACTACCCGGAGCGGGACCTAAGCCACCGTTCACTACTTGCACGATTCCTTTGTTCCACAGAGTAGTAGCGCCTGCATTTGCAGAAATCATTACTGTCTGTCCAACTTTTATAGCAATGTTACCCGTACCCGAAGTTGTGGTTCCTCCTCCCGCAATAACCGGAGTAAGATTGTCCGCAACTGTGATAGTGGCATTTGCCGAACCCGCTGCTGCTGCTGAAGTACAATCTGTATATTTAATATGCAGACGACCTTGTTCAGTCCATTTAATTAAATCAGAATTGGAGGGCATCTCTGCTCCTACCATTCTCAAAAACGCTGAGACACTTCTATTTCCGTATCTCTCAAACTCTTTTTCATATGTATCAGGTAAATACTGATTCAAAAAATCAAAGTTTGTTATATAGTTTGTCGAGGTTGCGACCCGTTCCGCACTTGGAATTAAGTCAAACCCCGGTGTTGCTAATACACTCATTATTTCTAAAGTTTATTTATTTTTAAATTATTGTCTTTTATTACTTTTAATGCGCAATCCATTATTATTACTTGTTTGGGATAACGCTTTAATTTGCAATCCTCCCTTTCTTGAAGACTCAGGTGTTCTACGTAATTCCAAATCTGTATTCTTGGAATTTTTAGCATCACTTGTTACTGCATCCGACTTGCCTTGTTCATAAAAATACTTAGCAAACCTCTCAGGATTCATTGCCATTGATAACGCTTTATGGTATCCAACGGCATCATTAATTAAACCATCATCGCCCATATATTTCTTAATAAAATTAGAAATATCGGACTGTGACCTTTTAAGTTCTTCTACCGTACTCGGAGAATAGGTAAGTTTTTTATCTCCAACTTCAAAATCAAAACCTTTGAAATCATTATTGAAAACTTCGTCTGTCTTTTTAATAAAAAAGTCCACACGCCTATCCGATTCTTCGTCAACACTCTTTGCGTTTGTAAGATAATCTTTATAGCTTTCTAAATCTTTTTGGTCATTAATAGAGAGTCCATCCCGACTTGACTCAAGGGGAAGTTTGTATTTCTCTTTTTCTTCTTCAAAGAATTTTTTGGCTTTAGTAACCTCACGCTTTTTAGCTAATTTCTTTTTCTTGATATCTGAATCTTCATCTAAGTCTTCATCATATGTGAACTCTTCAATCATATCGCTCACATCTTCAGCATCTAAACCTTCTTCAGTTGCCAAGTAGTAATCAGCTAAAACTTTATCGGGAGATTCATCGCTATAGTCTTTGTTTAACTTAACAAAGTCATTGATTCCTCTACCCGTTTCTTTTTTATACTTAAAGTACGCAGACACATCTTCAGGTAATTCTTCTGATGTCTCGCGCTTCTCCATCAACTCATCCATAGATGTGATGGTCTTACCGTATCTTTCTCCAATAAATGAAAGAACATCTTCTTCTTTTAATTGCGGCATTTCATCTCGCGACTCATCTGCCTTTATTTTGTCCACTATTGTTGATTCGTTTGGGTCTCCAAATTGTTGCTCATGTTTTTTGAGTAACACTTCTTCAATCTGTGCAGCGGATTTCTCTTCCCCCGCATCTACTTCTCTTACTGTAATTCCCATTAGATTTGATTTTATTAATTATACAAAGTTATGAAATTTTCTTGAACTATTTGTAAGCACTTTATCTAGGCTCAAATTCTGCCATGTCAAATCCATCCAAACTATCCTCATTGGATTCAAATCTCTGAGGAGGTAAATTATTCTTTCTTTGGTCTATTAACCTAGACTGTTCAGTATTGGCTTGACTTATTCTATCTCCCTTAGCAGTCTCTCTTGCGCCTTCTCTATCAGACAAGCCTTGTGCCTCTACTTGCCTTAACTGCATATTAAAGTCAAATTCTTGCTTCATTAATGTTCCTTTAAGTTGCGCTTCTGCTTTTAGCTTCTCAATATCAAAAGCTACCTGAGCCTGTTTAATCTGCATTGCCTGTTGACCTTCCATCTGAATCTTCTGCATTGCCGTCTCTGCCGCCATCTGTTGAGATTGAAGTTGACCTTGTTGCTGAATTGCTTGTTGCTCCATAGCCTGCTTTTGGTCTCTCTCAGCTTTTTGTTTCCGCTTAACTTTAAGTAATTGATTACCAAGTTTTATATTTTTTATCTCTCGTATGTCAATAGCATCTTCAAGATTAATATCTTTTTGTTGCAACGCCATCTGTATATTCTGTTCTAACATAGCTTTTTGTTCCTCATCCGGAGCAACTTCAATATAAACTCCAAAATCATAGATATATAAATCTTTTATTTGTTCAAGAACCTTAAGGTTATATTTACCTATCTTATTAGCAAACTCATCTTTAAAGGAAGCATATTCTAAAATATCTCCTATCCTATAAGATAATCCTTCAGCTATAGTTCTTAATAAATAAAGACTTGCATCTAATATATGTCGCGTGGCAACATTAGAATTTAAAGAAGCAAGTTTTTGAACTCCCACCAAGGAATAGGGGTCGGGAGTAGAGGCGTCTCTAGCTTCATTAAGTCCCGTACACGCGCGTATCATATCCATATAATGATTATAATTTCCTATTAAAGCTTGCATTTTAGACTGTCCCGTAGCGCCTTTAAGTTCTGAAATAGGAATCTTACCTTGATTATATTCTCCATCTTGAGTATAGCTTCTGCCAATCACACTACCCGTTTGAAAGTATAATCGTAAAGCATCTTCAGGGTTATAAGCATTTCCTGTTCCTAAATCAACTTCATTTAATCCATCAGCATCTATAAATACTCCATCCGGAACCATCCTTTGTATTACTTGTTGTAACTTAAGATGGGTAAGCTGAATCAAATCCGCAAACGGAATCATTCTTCTTAATAAAGATTCTATCCTTCCTTTATACATCCGTGGCGCAACGGCTACATAATTAGGTAAGGCGTGTTGAGTAGCGGACTTTGGGCGAACCATATTCTTGGCAAGTTCCCACTTTAGAATAATATTAGTCCCCATAACCATCACTCCATCGTACCATACATCGATGGTCTTTTCTATCTTTTCAAAATTTCCCTCCTCCATCATTTCATCAGGGGGATTAAATGAATCATCTTTTTCAATTACCTTTTCTGCCCCATTGTCACTTATCTTTTTTTTATGAACTACTTTTTTTGTAGTCTTATAATTAAAATACATAAGAGTAGCCGTGTCTCTATAGAAAATGCTATTTTCTTGAAACTGTGCTACATTATAATAATTGTACCATGCTTGGCTATATTTGGAAATCTCCTGAAGGTCTTCATTTGTGAGGGTGGTGTCAATCTTTACAAGTTCGATGATAGGAACAGACTTTATTTCGCCCCAATAAAAACAGTCTTTAAAATGGGGGTCTTCGGTATAACTATAAATAACATTAGCGGGGTCACAATACTTTATCTGAACTCCTGCTCCCGGCAAAAACTCTGTTTTACCAATCCCTATTCCAAGAGTCATAAGGTCATAATCATACCTTTTTCTTAAATCAATATAATGATTATCTTCAAGAAGAGTATTAATTGCCACTTCTTCAGCAATTTCAATAGCAGGCTTATAGTTAAGTTGCATATATAAAGATAACTCTTCATCCGTTTCAGGCAACTCATCGGGGTCCATTGAAAAGGGGTCTACGGCAAATTCTTCAGAAATAATAGTAAGAATAGGTTTAGCTATCATTTGTTTTTCTATATCATCTTGGTATTTGCTCCTATGAGCAGCAGACATTGCATCCTCAGCGTTTGCTTTCACTTTAAAAAGCCTATCCGACATACCATTAACTACAATATCTACAAATTTAGGTAGAATAGGAACCGGAGTCCAATCAAGATTTAAGTAGGATAGGTCTCCATCAATTGCCAACTCGTTTTTATATTTAGCAATTGACTGTTCTCCACGGGCATATAATCTTAGTCTATGAAAATCTTGCCATTGGTCATAAAACCTACAGTTATTATAATCTCTCCTAAACCATTCATATTGAATTGCTTGTCCAATCTGTAAACCATATTCATAGGTTGTTTTTTCCGAATCTGAAACAAATTGACTTGGAAATCCATTAGGATTTATATTTATTTCTACTTTTTCCATTATCTTCTAATTTCGCTTACACTACCCTTATTGCTATACGTAGCAAAGTTAATGCTTATTTTTGATTGTTTCTGTTGAGGCAAAAAAGTGTGTCTCTGAATAGCCATAACTGCTAATCCTGAACTAATTGTAGCATCAAATTTTGTTCTATTATTAATATTGAATTTTGCCCAATCTTCAAGTGTACGGGTAAAAAACATTGACCCCATTTCTTCCGAACTTCTATAGGTTCCTTCTAAATCCATTCCAACACATTTTTCAATATAGGACTCTATAGCTGAAGCATGAGCCTGC